ATCCCAATACAGATCACGAGACTATAAGAAATTTACTCCCCCATAAATGGCAAAGGTAGCATCGCGGAGACGATTACGAGACGATTACATGGTTATGATAGATGAATGATAGTTGAAAACAGCAACTGTCATACTTTAATATATTGTGTAACAACAGCTAATAACCAAAAATGATAGTATGATGGTTGGTTTGCGAAATTTTCATGAAAGAAGAGAGGTGATCCCGAATAGTAATTTTTGGTGCGGTTACCCTGATTACCTTTAGAGTTTTCCAAAAGCAACAGGCAGCTCTTTTCGCTAAAACCCTCGTTTAAGATAGGTTTCATCCCATCTGAACGGTTTTGAGGAATGTCGAAGGGCCGGTATCCGGTGTCAAAAGGAATACCGGATAAAGGCTCATGCCGAGCATACAAAAAAGAAGGTGTGTCGTAATACCCGATGCACCTTCTTTTTTTTCGTTGACTATAAAAATCGGCTCATTTTTTTAAGCTGCGATATTTTGAGGATTTCTTTGATTTATGTGTTCCCAGCATCTAAAAACAGCAGCTGTAAGCTCATAAAACAGTCTAATCAACCAATCCATACCTTCTTTAGCCATTTTTGCACATATCTTTTTTATATTGAAGGCAATGGCAAAGAAGGCAAAATCCATGAAGACCTTATCCTTTCCAAAATGGCGGAAACGTTTGTAATTCATATTGTTTTTCATTTGTCCGAACACGGCTTCCGGTTCTATGCATCTCTGTCCTCTGTGTTTCAGCCCTTCCTCGGAGCAGAGCTGCTCTTTGGCTTTTTGCCTGTATTTTCTGAGCCTGTGATTCAGTTCTATCGTCCTGTTTCCTTTTGCTTTAAAACAACGGCATCTTAGCGGACAGCCTTCACATCTGACGGCTCTGTACCTGGCATTTTCGCTGACATATCCGGATGCGGTTTTCACATGTCTAGTACCTATCCTCCGCATCCTTTGTCCCATAGGGCAGATGCAAAAGTCATGTTCTTCATTGTAGTAGAAGTTTTCTGCCTTGAACGGATCCGGTTTGAATCTCGGCCGCTGCTCCATGTGGAAATAGTTATATTTGACGTAAGCTTCCATGCCGTTCTCTGACATGAAGCGGTAGTTCTCCTCAGAACCATAGCCGGAATCGGCAACCACCGTATGAGCCATCCGGTCATACCTGTTTGAAAAAGATTGCAGGAAAGGGATCATGGTCAGTGTATCCGTAGGGTTCGGGAAGAGTGCAAAATCGGTGATGAACTGGTTCTCGGTGCCGATCTGAAGGTTGTAACCGGGCTTCGTCTGGCCGTTGCGCATGGCATCCTCCTTCATTCTCATGAAAGTTGCGTCCTTGTCCGTCTTGGAATAGGAATTCCTCTCTTGCAGCGTGTCCAGATGACTGTCGTATTCCTGGAGTTTGTCCCTATGTTCTTCCAGCTCCTTCAGCTGTTTGCGTCTCTTTTTCAGCTCAGTCTTTTCCTCCTTGGTGGAAGGCTCGGGAACCTGTTCCAGCACATGACGTAATTCTCCCGCCATTTCGGTCAGCATGGCCGGAGTGAACTCAACCTCCTCATTACTTTCCGAATACTTTTCTTGGGCGATGACATCGTCTATCTGCCCTAGCAGGACATGTATCTTCTTCATCAGGCGCTCTCGGTTCCGCTCAACCGTTTTTCGCCAAACGAAAGTATACTTGTTGGCTTTGGATTCAATCTTTGTCCCGTCAATGTATTCCACGTTCAGGCTGATGAAGCCTTTGGAAGAGAGAAGGAGTACGGTTTGGGTAAACACCTCGTTGATTTCCTTCTTCACCCGATTGCGGAAACGGTTGATGGTAATGAAATCCGGTTTCTCATATCCGGCAAGCCAGATATAATGAATGTCACGATGAAGGAGCTTTTCGATTTTCCGGCAGGAGTAGACGTTGTTCATGTAGGCATACAGAATGACCTTGAGCATCATCTTGGGATGGTAAGGGCTGCGGCCGCATTCCTTATATAGCTTCCTGAAACTTTCAAGATTCAGACCCTCAACCAGGGCGTCAACCATGCGCACCGGATCGTTATCTGCAATATCCTCATCTATTCTTTGAGGAAAAAGCACTGTTTGGTTGGGATGGTAAGGACGAAAATGTATCTTTGCCATAGTATAAATTCTTATGCCTAAAGATACAAAATCTTCAGGTTATAACAAAGCCCCAGCTTGTGAAAGTCGGGGCTTTGGGCATAAAAAAGAAGGTGAGAATTTTGACACACCTTCATCAGGTTGATCTAAGCGAATACAAGGCAGAGAGAATTGATATTGAAATTCTTAATGCCACCAAGTTCTATTTCGATAACTTTTTCTTGGAGGACGAGGAAATATTTGAGGTGGAGCCGATTCTTATCTGTGACAACTACTATCTTGATAAGGACGATGCGAAGAACAAGATTATTCTGAACAAGATTGCAACAAAGGCGGCTCACAACCAGAGTGACGACCAGTATTTCAAGGATATAGACGAGCATTTGGCAATGTTTCAGTCTATATTTGATTCTGAGAAATGGGATGCGGAAGCCCTCTTGGAACTTATGTGCCAGCCGACCGTGGAAATAGCGGAAAAAGCTACGGCACGATTTGAAACAGGACGAAATTTCATGCCGCAATACGACATGACACCGGAAGAGAAAGCCAAATACGGAGATCGCCATACCATGTTTCTTGAATTGCTGGAAGAAGGATTTCAGAAACTCGTTCCAAAAGGCAAGGAAGATATATATCGCAAACAACTGGATTATGAAATTTACGTGCTTGAATCCACCAATAACGTGGATTATATGCAGGTTCAGTACGATACGGTCAATTATGCACGGAAAAACGATATTCTGGTCGGTTGTAGGCGTGGTTCTGCTGGTGGTTGTTTGGTTCTTTATCTTCTTGGAATTACACTTATTGACCCGATCAAGTACAATCTCCTGTTTGAGCGATTCCTGCTGCCCGAACGTGCCGGACTCTATCAAGCCGACACTACAATTATCGGGAATGACATGGAATCTACCGAATACATTGAAGTGGAACTGGAGAATCATAGAAAATACAAAATAGATAAGGATGCGGAGTTAATCGTCAAACGAGATGGGGCAGATGAACCTATAATCGTTTACGCAGATGAATTGAAACCTGACGATGATGTTTTATTTGATAACAGGGATGTATTGTTTACCCTGAATGAGATTTGATTTTTAACCGGATTAAAATATAACCAAAACTGATTTATGAGGATTATTAATGTTAAGCCTGTCAAAAGTGAACAGGTGGTTAAAACTATTGACTGTTTTGTAGGCAATGGATATTTGCAAGGTGCAGGAGGATCGTTGCCGGATGTGGATACCGACTTCCAAAGCGACCGTAGACAAGAAATCAAGGAGTACATTGAAAAGAGATACAATCACAATGAAAAACAACGTGTATTTTCTGCTGGTACGCTTACTACATTAAAGCTAAAAGCAGTTTTAAAGGATGTGGCTCGTGTGCATCGTGTTCCAGTAAATATAGTGAACTACATTACAGCCATTTTCGATGATGATAAAATGACTTGGACTGACTTGTTCAAGTTAGCTGCCACAAATAAAAAAATACGTGATTTCATCATCAAATATCCGCTTGTCATTGAAGACATTAGAGGGTTGATGGGACAGCCCCGATCTTCGTCTATTCATGCTTCAGCACTTTTGGTTACACCTGACCGGAAAGATGATGAAGACTTAGAATGCTTTGACTTTACTCCTATTAAGAAAGTTGATGGAATGCTTGTTTCTGAAGTGGATGGGTATTCATTAGATGAACAAGGACTTTTAAAAAAATGACTGTCTGGGTATCAAAGAATTATCAAAAATAAAAGCCACAATTGATATTTGTAATGACAAATACAATGCAAATCTGACATTTCAAGGTATCACACAAAGTGGATTAGATGACCCAAAGGTGTATCAGCTTTTAAAAGAAGGTCACACTCAAAATATTTTTCAATTTTCTTCTGTCGGCATGACCAAGTTCTTAATGAGCATGAAGCCGAACAAAATAGAAGATTTGATTGCGGCCAATGCCATGTATCGTCCGGCTACATTGGATTCCGGTTCTGCGGACAAGTATGTAACCTGCAAACTGGGTGATGCGGCTCCAGTATATCTATGGGGAACATATAATATACTGAAAGAAACTTATGGCCAAATGGTTTTTCAGGAGGATTTGGCGCAGATTTCAAGGGAAATAGGGGGATTTTCATTGGGTGAAGGAGTCAAGTTGGTAAAACTGATCTCGAAAAAAAGTAGATAAAATCAAAGCCTTGAAAGACAAATTCATGGAAGGAGCTTTGACCAAAGGATGCCCCAAAGACGATGCTGTAGCGATATGGGACATGATTGAATCCGGAGGCTCTTATCTTTTTAACAAGTGTATTGCTGGATACGAAACCATTCTTCGTACAAATGGAGGAAAAAATCCCTAACGATAGCTGAAATGTACAAAACCATGCACGATTCAAAATGGGCTGAAGAAAACGGACACAAATACCTATGTCAGAAATACAGAAGAAATGGATACGGCACCGGATGGTCATTAGACAAGAATGACAGGTTAATAAAAAACTACATCAAAGACATTCGATACATGGGGATCAAACCGATTTATCGGATAACTCTTGAAAATGGAGCAACTATAGATGTGACAGCCAACCATAAACACCCGACAGCAAGAGGAATTAAAAGAACAGATGAACTTGTGGTTGGGGTGGACAAAATGTATGTGAATGCCGGATATATAAAATCAGACACCAGTTATCGTTTTACAGACAAAGGCATGAGAAACGATCCTCGTTATCATTCAGATAAAAACATGGAACACTACGAGCTGAACAGCAAGAAAGGACATATAGGGTTTTATAAACGAAAAACAAATTACACACAATTCAAATTTTACAGAGAAAACTTAAAAAAAGACTATTGCGAAATTTGTGGTAAAAGAGATTGCAGACTGGAAGTTCATCATATAAATAAAGATCATTCAGATTGCGGTGAAAATTTCTCTAACTTACAGACTTTGTGTGCTTCTTGTCATAAAAAAGCCCATTATCAGATAGGACGAGTAAAACAAAGTGAAAAAGGATTGGATGTAGAAACAATAAAGGTTGTTTCAGTTGAATATCTAAAAGATGATGAAGTGTATGATGTTGAAATGTACGATCCGTATCATACGTTTGTCACCTCAAAAGGAATTGTCACTTGTAACAGCCACGCCACTGCATACGCCATTACAGCCTATGTGGGAGCGTTTCTGAAGGCCAACTACCCTTCAGCTTTCTATACCATCGCCCTCCAGTGGGCAGACGACAAAGAAATCCCATCCCTCATGTCAGAAATGGAACAATGCAGCAAGGCTAAAATCGTGCATCCGGATATTAATGTTTCCGATGTGCAATTCTTTACCGACTACCAGCATGACGAGATATTCTGGTCGCTTACCCGTATCAAGATGGTAGGTGTCAAGACCGTTGAGTACATAGTGGAAGAGCGTCAGAAGAACGGGGCATTTACATCTATCGAGAATTTCATCCACCGCATATTCAAGTACAAACTTAAAAAGTACGAATACTGGGATGATCCAGATAACGAGGAAGAAGCAAGAAAAGTACCGATAAACGCCCGGCACGTGAAACACCTTATTCTGGCAGGATGCTTCGATAAGATTGAAAACGTCAAGTCGCTTCCGGAAAGATACAGGATTCTTTGTGTAGCAGCCAAAGAATTGGGGTTTGATCTGAAAGAAGAGGATTTCCCATCCGACATGACAGACAAACACTATTTCTGGTCAATGCTTCAGATCAAGGTATCAGGTATCGGTTCCGTTGATTACAGGAGAATATATGACAATTCGGAAGCCAAACAGCATATAAGGGGAAGAGCTTCCTATATGACAATCAAGGATGCTTTTCTTAAAGAAAGCGAAGGTAAACGGATAGCCGTATGCGCAACCGTTCTGGAACATGACGAAGTGGAATATCAGGACAAGAAAACAGGCGAGAAGAAAACTTTCTGCAAACTGAAACTGCAACAGAATAACGATATTATCGAACTGGTGATGTGGGATGATTTCTACAAGGCGAACCGTGATAAAGTTATTCAGTCAAAGAACAAAATGATTATCGTGTCAGCTATAATTAAATACAGCGACTATTCCGGTTGTCATTGCTTGCAGACATACAAGTCTTCCATGCTGTTCAATGTCTGAGAATTGTAATCAAGTGAATTACTAACCATATACAATTAAACAACATGCTTATAGAAAGAGAAACTGAATGAAACCTGTAATTATTGCCATCGTTGGAAGATCGGGAAACGGTAAAACCTATATGGCCGAGTTCCTTAGAAAGAAAATGAACATTCCGACTATCGTGTCATACACGACCAGACGCAAAAGACCCGGTGAAACCGATGGCGTGGAACATTTCTTTATTGGAAGCGAACAAGTGCCGGAAGGGGACGATATGCTGGCATACACGGTATTCGGAGGTGAACAGTATTTCGCTCTCCACAGCCAGGTTCCTAAAGGTGGAATTTGCACCTATGTAATTGACGAGGCAGGACTGGAATGTCTTGTCAAGAATTTCGGGAACAGATACCTCATTGTCCCTGTCGCAGTGAAATGCTCGGAAGAAACGCTCATTAAAAGAGGGATCGAGCCGGACAGATTAGCGAGGGACAAAAGACGTATTCACATAAACGATAGTTTTTATGATTGTATCATCATCAATGATGGGACAATAGAAGAGTTTGAGAATAAAATATTAAGTGAAATCAATAAATTATAAACTAAAACTTTAATTATGGCAGCACCAAAAAGCGAACCGACCGTTTTTGTCGGGATTGTACTCGATTTTGAAACCGGGGATTTAGACCCACAAAACGGAGCTTGTACCCAGATCGCAATGAAAGCGGTACGGCTCGATACATGGGAGGTTATAGACACTTACATGAATTATATCTACCCCTATAAACACAAGAGCGATATTTTGGGCAAGACACGAAAGAAGGTTCTGAAAAACAAAAGGGAAATTGAGGAAGAGGAAGGGCAACTGATGAAATATGAGGAAGCAGCTCTTACCTACTCGGATATTTCAATGGATATGTTGTATGAAAAAGGAGTTGATGTCGAACAGGTGGCAAGTGACGTGATTGATTTCGCCACAAGAAACACCCTTTCCAAATCAAAGACCGCAAAGCCGTTTCTTATCGGGCAGAACATTGTTTTTGACTGCGGTTTCCTTCAGCAACTTATGGCCTATGGAGGCAAACTGAAGGAATTTGCCAAGGTTTTTGCCGGAATCACTGACTTTTGGGGGAACTTCCAGCCTCATTATGTAGACACGATAGACTTGGGCAAGCTCACATTTGCCGGTGATCCGGAAGTGACATCGTACAAACTGGAACTGCTGGCAGAACGGCTCGGTATCGAATTGGACGATGCCCATGATGCGGATGCGGATGTTACCGCTACTCTTAACGTGGCAATCGTCTGTTCCAACCGACTGAGAAATTCAGACGGATCATCTACGGGTGCAGGACTTCAGAAAAAGGAAAAATCAAGAACACACTTTAAAATCTAAATGTATGACGGAAGAAAATGAAACCGTATCGTTCAGAAAAGACGAAAGGATGAGATACGGGGTTCTCGGATATGACGGAAACGAGATGATGGCGGCTATTACCGGATACGATCTGGATGTGTCTTTCAATATGCGTCTTATCAACTCGCTGGCAGATGCGGAAGCCTGTGCCGATGCTTTGGCCGATGTCTTTTACCAAGCACTGATGGAGCAACTTATCTCCCTGAAACCCGATATAGCAAAAGAACAGGTGGCGGCTGTGACCAGTGAAAAAGAACAAACCGATACATAACAAACACCCTATTCTTAATAAAAGCCCGACATGACACTACCTGTTCTATGTTGGGCTTTAATAATATCAATTCTATGAAAAAGGAAAATAAGGTATCTGCGTCCGAGATGCTAAAGAACGAACTGGGACTGACGAAAGCGGAAAGCCTGTTCTGCGACCTGTATATAAACGGTGGGAGGGAATTTGCAGGACAGCACTGTAAATGCTATAGGGAAGCATTTCAGGATTCCGGTTCTGGTGTCAGTCTAAAAAGCAGGCGGCTGCTTGGCAAACCCCATATCTCGGAACGTATCAAGAAATTAAGTGAACAACAGCAAACCGATACGGAGGCTATCGCTGTAAAGTTACAAGTTACCGAAACTCTCAAAGCGGTGATGGAAGAAACTTCCACCGCCAAATACAAGGACAAATGGGGAATGGACTTGTCCCCGGCTCCACTTCGGGCCGTGGCGGTCAATGCGGCAAAAGCACTGATGGATCTGTACCCGATCAAACACGCCCAGGAAGCAAAACTGAAGATCGAAGGGGGTGGCGACAATGGTATCATCTTTAATGTTATAGTTCCTCAGAAAGAAAACAATGGAGAAGAAGAAAGGCACGAAAGCTAAACGGACGGAAAAAAATGTTTACATGGCCATCATAATCATTCTGGCATTATACGGACTGAGGGATTCGGAAGAGGCGGTCAGGCTGATAGAATCCGTTTCCAAAGCATTGTCAATCCTTCTAACGCTTGAATGACCCATGCCACAAATAAGAGCCTTCATAAGCGACAATATCAAATCCCTTACGATTGTCGCTTCTTTCCTGATTTCGATGTACATCCAACACCTCAATAACACGACCAGAATAGATGCACTGGCAGACAGGTGTGATCGTATTGAGTTAAGACTGGAAGACCAATATCAGAAGATTGACGCAATCAAGGTGGATAAGACCGTATTTGAAGCTACCATGCAACAGTTTACGTCCATGCAGGACGATTTAAAAGAGATGAGAAGGGATATTAAGGAAATCTTGAAAAATTCCCGATAAGCCGCCAAAAAGAACCGCATTTGCTTTGTGGTTCTTTTTTTTTATTGTTATTTTTTCGAGTGTTTATAATAAAAATTAACCCGTAAAATAACAAACTAAATATGCGATAATATACAGAGTAAATTATAACCAAAACCGATAATATATTGAAGATAAAAGTTTTTATTTTGACCCTGTTCTTCTTTTCTATTACAGTAGAGCCGGCTTGTAACAGTACCACTTCTATTCCAAAACATAAAATGGAAAACAAAATTTCCAAATTTGACATGGCGGTAGAACTGATTAAGCAAAAAGATTATGACAAGTAATATGTTATGTAAAGTGCAAGACTTATAAAGTGAGCAAACTTATTGAATATTAAAGAATTTA